GACGTTGCCGTTGAGGCTCACGCTCCCATCGAGAAACCACGTACCGTCGAGCACCTGCCCGCTCAGCACTCCCGCGATGCCGCCGCAGTGCGATCCCACGCCCTTCATCAGGCGAATCGACCGGCGAATAAACGCGAGTTCGCCGGGGTCGATGCCGTCGTCCCACACGCTGCCATCGCCCCAGGTTCCGGCGTCCGACCACATGCCGTCGGTCGGCACCCAGAAGGCGTGCGGCTGTTTGATGACCACCCAGAACGTCGCCCACCCGTCCGCGGTGAGCCCGCACTGCCACGCCTCGATGACCTCGACGTTGGGGTACCCGCTGGCGTTGAGGTACAGCTGCAGGCCGATGGCCTGTCCGGCGAGGCGCCAGTACGTCCAGGCGTTGCGCAGCTTCTCGCGGTGATGGGCCTCGCTCTCGCGCGGCCCGCGCTCCATGTGTCGTTCGATGGCAATCTGCAGGAGGCCATCGGGCGTCGCGTACGACGGCATGCGCTGGAGGATCGCGTCGTAGGCCGACTGCACGATCGCGTCGAAGACGAGGCCGATGCTCTGCAGGTATCCCGCACCGAAGAAGCCGCGCAGCCACGCCGGCGCCTTCTCGAGGATCATGTCGGCGTAGGGCATCCCCGAGGGAGCGGGCACGCCCGGAATCGTCACGTGCCCACCCACGCGAAGCTCGTGATGCCGTCGTTGAGCGAGATGACTCCGATCTCACCCGCGGCCGTCACGACGTCGTTCGCGGGCGCCGTGAGGTTCATGCTCACGGTCCCGTACGGAGCGCCCGCGCTGCGCGCGCCGTCGACGATGGCCTCGTACAGGTCGGCAACCGTGACCTTGGCGCCGATGTCGAGCGCGGCCTGGAGCGAGACGAGGTTGGCGATGGCGTTCGCCTGCGCGGCCGCGGCGTACTTCGTCGGCAGGCTGCACGTGCCGCCGAGCGTGATGGGATGCGCGGTCGCCGACTGCGCGGTGAGCTGCGTGCAGAGCGGTCGGCGCTTGAGCAGCGTGGCGCTGGCGGCGAGCGACGCGAGGCTGGGGTCGACGAAGTTCTGCACGGCCGTGACGACGCTGGAGTCCACGATGCCGATTGCGCCCGCGAGGAAGAGCTGCACCTGCCACGGGTTCGGCGAGCCCTCGTAGACCTTCGTGCGCGTGACCAGCGAGGACGCCGCGCGCGCCCATGCGTCGTACTGGAGCTCGGGGCCCATGCCGAGGAGCGGCAGCTGCCCCATGCAGCGCGCCTGCAGCGAGGGATCACCCTCCTCGTCCTGCCCCGACTGCGTGATCCACGACGTCACGCCGCCGGCGTTCGTCACCGCGATGCCGGGGATGGGCGAGGCGAGCGACAGGATGGCGCCGTTCGGCACGTTGTACGCGCCGCCCGCGAACTCCGCCTGGAAGAGCGCCTGCACGCTGCCGTTGAGCGGCACGTTCGCTGAGCTGCCCGGTGTGCCGCCGAGGTTGCCCTGCAGGAGCTGGAAGCGCAGAGGCGCACCGTTGGCGTCCACGGCGTTCGCGATCGCGAACGTGCTGAACGCCGGAATCGAGATCGGCCCCACGCCCGCGACGTCGCTGAGCGTGAGGATGCCCTGCGTGAAGGTGGCCGGGTAGCGGTCCAGGCCGTACATCTGGTTTGCGACGAGTGTGAGCCAATCGCCGCCGGACAGGCTCGCAAAGCCGAGCGCCGCGATCTTCGCGATGGTGCTCGACTGGTCGCTGCCGATGCGCGCCACGAGCTCGGCGAAAGCGCGCCCTACGTTGAACGGGCCCCATGCGGTCGTGGGGAAGCCAGCGGCCTGCAGGAGGCCCGCGATCGTGCTCGTCACCTGCGCGAGCGTCTGTCCGCTGAGTAGGTTCGAGAGCGAGATCACTGGACCTCCGCGAGGTAGGCCTCGAGCTTCGATACGCCGAAGATGAACGAGAACGGCTGGCCGGTGCTGAGCGTGCCGCTGAGCTTCACCGTGAGCGTCTCGGTGGCGTCACCCCACGACACGTCCGCGGTCGCCTGCGTGACGCGCTCGTCCTTCGACGCCTCGTCGGCGAGCTGTTGTTGGAGCTCGAAGACGCGCTGGTCGTCGATGCCGTCGTTGACCATCGCGACGAGGTCGAGACCGTCGTCGGGCGCCCACTCGAGGGATCCTCTCGCCGTAGTGAACCGGTGAAGCATGTCCTGCGCAACGAGCGCGGGGCCGCTCACGAGCGAGAAGTTGGGGTCGACGTCGCCCGCGCACGCGATGTCCGTGCCGTAGTCGATGACATCCGGCATGGCGGCTCCTACGTGGAGAACAGGGCCTGCAGCGCCGTCCACGCGGCCGTGTCTTGCGTCGCGACGAGGACGACGGCGCCGACGTTCGTGGCGGGCGCGGCGCCGCCCGGGATGCCGCCGGCGACCGCGGCGACGAGCTCGGTGCCGAAGTTGGACAGCTGGCCGGTGTACGAGTATCCGTGCACGCCCGCGGTGGCGAATAGGCTCAGCAGGTTGACGAGCGTGAGCTGCACGCCGGAGAGCGACGCCGCGCGCGCCTGGATAGCGGCGATGCGCGCCTGGATGCCGGCGACGCGCGCCGCGAGCGCCGAGACCTTGGCGGCGAGGCCCGTGACCTTCGCGACCGCGCTGGCGAGCGCGGACTCGAGGCTGGCGATGAACCCGGGTACACCGAGCGCGATGGCCTGGACGATCGAAAGGAGGAGCGTCCCGCTCGTGATCGAATCCGCGACGGCCTGCATCTGCGACGCAAAGCTCGACGCCGCGCCCGCGAGCTGGCCGGTGAGGTCGGTGACGATGCCCTGCGCGCTCGCGACGTCTGCCTCTGCGGCGCCCAGGTCGGCGAGAACGGCCTGCACGTCCTGCGTGAGCGCGAGGACGTCCTGCCCGAGCGCAGCCACCTCGGCGAGGAGCGCGAGGTTCGCGGGACCGATGCCGGACAGGACGGCGGGTTGAAACGTGCCGACGTTGCCGCCGCCCAGGTCGTGGATGGTCATGACGTCGCCAGCACCTTGCCGCTGCCCGCGGCCGCGACCCCCACGATGGGTGTCGTGATGGTCATCGTGGTTCCCGGGGGCACGGGGCTACTCGCGACCGAGCCCGTGACCAGCATCAGCGGCGGCAGCGCGAGGGCCACGGGGTCACCCGATCGCACCACGCCGCGCGCGTTCCCCTTCCCCCCGAGGATGATCTGCACGACGTCGCCGGGTTCCCAGAGCGAGAACACGGGGCGCGATGGGTCGCCGTTCTCGAAGCCGAGCAGCCCGCGGGAGCCCTTGGCGACCTGCGCCGTCGTGCCGGGGAGGCCGTATCGTAGGTCGGCCTTCATGCCTGGCACGCGCGGATCGTCCGGCTGGATCTCGACGGATTGACCGACCTGGCGCACGACCGTCGACGGGTAGAGGGCGAAGAAGTCGAAGCGCGCGACGAGCGAGCGGATGATGGCCGTGACGAACGTGGCGAACGTCACGAGACCGCTAGCACCTTGCTCGAGCCGCGCAGCCAGCTGCCCTTGAGCGTCACGGGCTGCGCGTTCGTGAGCGATAGGCCCGCGGCGACGTTGGTGAACACGATGCCGCCGGGGGGGATGGGTAGATCGTCGGGGCCGGGTGCCTGTACGGCGTCGCCGACGCACGCCACGGGCCGGCCGCCGTCGCCGCCGAGAGACACGCTGATCACGTCGTCGGCCGACACGAGGTAGGCGAACGGCGCTCGCGGCGAGCCGCCGGAAAAGCCCAGCTGCACGCGCGTGCCCGTCTTCACGCGCACGACCGCGCCGGGGATGCCGAGGCGGACGGGTACGTTGGTGGCCACGGGCACGAGCGGCGAGTCCGGAAGCACGTCGACCGCGCCGTCGGCGCGCTGCGCGGTCACCTTGCCGGCGTAGAGAGCGAAGAGGCCGAGGCGCGCGAGGCGCACGCTCGCGAGGGCGCGTACGAAGGCCAGGGTGTTACTCAAAGTAGGCCTCCGTACGCACGGCGTCGTCGCCGATGAGGTGCTCGACGTACCCGACCTTTTGACCAAGGAACGTCACGCCGGGTAGCAGCCACGGATCCTCGCAGCTGATCTGCACGTACTGGCGGTCGCCTCGCTCGTCGAGGAGCGTGAACACCGGGGCGTCTACGCCCGAACTCGGGACCGTGGGGAACGTGTCGGTGCCGACCCAGATCGTGCCGTCGGCCTGTACGCGCCACGTGGCGCCGAGCTCGTTCGCGACCTGGTCGACGCCGAACGACGCGGGCCCGGTGAACATCGCCCATCGCGCGAACACCGTGGCCGTGGCCGCGGCGTCGCTCGCCGAGGACAGCGTCTCGCCGACCTGCGCGACGATGTCGCTGAGCACCGACTTGGCGGTCGCCTGTTCCCAGTACTTCTTCTGCACCGTCTTCGGCAGGCCCGCGCCGCCGCCGACGATGCGCGCCTGGAAGACGCCGCGCACGACCGCGGAGTCCACGATCGTGCCCACGAAGGTCACGCCCGTCGACGCCTGCAGCGTGATCTTGCCCGCGAGGAGCTCGGGGGTCATGAGCTCGACGTCGCCCGTCCACACGCCCTGCCTCGGCATCGCGAAGCGAGCCTTGAGAACGGGAACGCCGCCGTCGGTTTGCATGCTACCTGCCGAAGAATCCGCGAGCTCCGCCGGCGGGCACGGGCGGCCTCGAGGCGACGGTCGACGATGGCGGCGGGTTGGCGTAGCTGCCGTCGGCGCGCTGCTGCAGGACGTTCTGCGGCACCTTGCCTGGGTCGCGCGAGCCGATGGTGCGCGTCACGTCCTTCTTCGGCGGGAAGTACTCGTAACAGTCGATCTCGATGACGTAGCCGTCCTTCGTGTATTTCGGTCCCTTGATCTTGTGCGGGAGGATCGACCTCACGCCCCATAGCGCGGCGACGGGATGCTGAATGTCGAGCTTCTGGACGTTGCCGATGTTGCCGCTGGGTCGGAAGTAGAAGGCGATGGCCTGGAAGGCCTCCCATTCTTCCTTCGTCGACAACGTCGTCTTGATCTTCACCTTCGCGGGCGCGGGCCCGTCGTCGGTGATGCTCGCGCCCGGCCGACCCTTCGGCTTGTTCACGTCGAGGCGCTGCTCGGGGTCCACGTCGACCGTAGACACGCCGGGGATCGTGAACTTCTGCCCCTGCTGCGGCGTGAGCACGACGCTGTCCCACGTCTTCGGCTGATCGTCCCAAAAGGGGATTCGTAGCGGCGCCGCAGGGGCCGGGCCCGTCGTCTTCGGAAGCGTGGGACCAGGCATCGCTACATCGCTCCGCTCTGCGCCGCGGCGTCGCGCGCGGCCGCAGCGCCAGCGCCTCGGTTCACGCTCTCGTTGATGGCTTGCCCGACGCCCTCGCCGATCTTCTTCGCGTCGCCCTCCGTCTTCACGGTGACGCCGCCGACCTCGACGTGGATCGACTGCTGGAGCTGTCCCTTTGCCTTGTCATTCAGGACGCTCCACCACGGCGACGACGAGTCCTGAGCGGGCGCGTTGGGCGCGAACTTGACGCCCGACTCCTTGAGCGTCTGCTCGAACATGTTCTTTTGGAACTCGAGGAAGTACTCCCGCTGCCGAGCGATATCGTCCGAGTGCGGAATGATCGTGGCGTTCGTGAACGCATCGACCTTCGAGTTCGAAAGATCTTTGATTTGCTCGTCGTAGCCGCCTCGACGCACGCTGAGCTCGAACTGATCTTTGAGTTGCTGGAGCGTGACGTCGCCCTCTTGCCCCGACCTCTGCATCGCGGCGTGCTTCGACCCAAACCCCTTGGCGACGCTCATTAGATCCGCGTCGCTGCCCGCGTAATCCTCGGCCGTGGGGTTGGTCGAGAAGTAGTCGTGGATCGATTTGATCGCTTTCACGACCTCGCCGAGGACGCTAGCGAGCGTCTTGCCGAAGCTGATGGCGGTCTCGAAGAAGTCCTGGATACCGCTCTTGCCGTTCGGCCCCACCTTGGTCATGTCGGTGAGGATGTTGAACACGCTGGAGAGGATGTCCTGCAGCGCGTGACTCGCCGCCGGCGTCTCGAGCATGCCGCGCACATCCCTCAGGAAGTCGATGACGGGCTGGACGTTCACGCCCTCGAGGAGCTCGTCGAGCGAGACCTTCAGCGCATTGAGGCCACCGCCCACGGTGTTGGCCGTGATGTCCGCCTGCGTGGCGCCGAGGACGCCCGTGCGCTCGACCTTGGAATTGATCGCCTGCAGCGCCGCCTGGATGACGTCGCCCTCGCTCACGATTCCCTGATGCAGCTTCTGCTTCGCCACATCCGTCGTTGTGCCGAACATCTTCCCGAGCTGGGCTTCGATGGCCTCGGGCGCGATGCCCAGGTGCTCTAGACCCATGAGCGCGCCGGTCGAAAGCTTCCCGCCCTTGTCTCGCTGGCGCTCCAGCTTGTCGATGAACTGCTCGATGGTCTTCAGGCCGCCCTTGGGGTCGCCCATGATGTCGCCCAAGGCCATGCCGCCGGAGATGATTCCGCGAATGCTCTCGACCTGAAACCCGACGTTTCGCAGGTGCAGGTACGTCTTCTCCAGGATCTCGGGCGCGATCCCGAGGTCCTTCGCCGCTTCCTTCATCTCTTGGAAGGCCTCGACACCTCGGCCAGTGGCGCGTTCAGCGATGTCGAACGCCGCTCCCATCTGCACGCCCCAGTCGTGCGCGTGGATGGCGTCCGCAAGCAGTTCCTCGCCCACCTCGATGAGATTGCCGATGACGGCACCGACGATGTTGAGGGTGGCGTCGAACGCCATGTTCAGCGCGCCGACTGCGACGCCGGCCTTTACTAGGTCGCCGAGTCCAACCTGCGCCGCCACGTGGTCGACGATGCCACGCACCTGCTTCCAGTTCTCGACGTCCTCTTTCCCCGGCGAGTGCGAGCCGCCGCCGCTCGCGCCGCCGCCACCTCTCATCAGGTAGCTGGCGTCGCTCGGTCCGCCCTTAGCCATGGTGCGGTACGCCTCGAGGACGCCCGCGTGTCCGCCCGCTGCACCCGCGGCCTTCGGCGCGCCGAAGTCCCCGGACTCGAGGTCGATGCCGAATAAATCCTCGATGCCCTTCTTGTCGACCTTGAGCTGCCTCGACTGGCCGGCGACCGTCTTCAGGGTCTCGTTGAGCTTCTTCACCTGCGCGTCGGCGCGGTCGGCTCCGCCCGTGATGGCGTCGATCGACTGCTTGATCTCGTTCGCGGGCCCCGTGAGCTCGTTGACGAGCTCGACTTCCCAGGAAGTACTCTCGTCGGGCATCGCTCAACCCCGCAAAAAACGAGAAAGCGCGACGAGGTCGCCGATCAGCATGGCTCCGACGAACGCGTCGGTGGTCGGCTGACCGTCGGCCGTCGTCGCGCGGTACTGAAACGCGAGGAGAGCGTGCGCGCGCTCGAGCGGGTTGTCCCGCGCGCGCTCGTACGCCCTCAGCCTATTTTTGCTTCGCGAGTAACCTCGCCGCTGGCGAGCAGATTGAGCTCGGCCGTCACCTTGCGCGGCAGCGCCGGCATCTCCTCGAGGATGGCGTCGAGTCTCGCCTGGTCGGGGTAGACCACGACGTCGCGGAACGCCTGCTCTTGCGCGTTCGCGAGCTCGCGCGCGCTCTCCGCGATCGTGGTCACGAACGAGCGGTACTCCGCGGCGCGCCACGGTCGAAAGATGACCACGCGACCGTTCGGGAGCTTCAGCAGGAAGTGAAGTCGGTCGCCGTGCTTGGCGACGAGCTGTCGCCACACGGCCATCGCCACGCCGGACGCATGAAACTCGGGCTCGCCACCCTGTTCGGGGATGGCCTGGATGTCCGGGTTCGGAGGCAGTGGGCGGAGCTGGGGGTGCGTGGGCTGGGGCGGATAGTCGTGCATGGCGGGCGGTTCCTCTCAGGCGCCCATGTGCGGGCGCGGTGACTCAGTAGCCGGACTGGCTCCCCGGCGTGCCGGGGCCGGGCTGGAAGTCGGCGACGGGCACGTTGCCGCCGGGCACGATGCCCATGATGTTGAGGCCGAGGGTCACGACGGCGGGGTCCGTGCTCTTGTCGTTTCCGTTCTTGAAGTCCTCGTCCTCGATCATGCAGCCGATGATCTTGTCGGTGAAGATCGGGTCGCCCGGGTTCTCTCTCCACTCGACTTGGATGTCGAAGGGCTTGAAGAAGTACCCGCTGTTCGGCGTAGGGTTGTTCGCGAGGTAGGCGACGAGGCGGTTGTACTCGACGCGCACGAGCGTGACGTTCGTGCTGCCATCGAGCTTGCCGCGCGTGCGTCCCTGCTTCTGGACGCTCGCGCCGTAGCTCGAGCCCATCTTCGCGCTCTGCTTGTAGTTGCACTCCGTGAATCGCGTGATGACCAGCGACCCGACGCGAAGGCGAATGCTCGCGAACGAGAAGAGGAAGCCGTTGATGAGCGGCGTTTGGTCCTGGATGATGGCCATGGGCTCCCTCGGCGATGAGTCGTTGTGGCCGTCGCGGGCGGACGCGGCCGAGGTTCAGGAGTCGAGGCGCGCGGTCAGACCTGCGGCGCCGGAATCGGAATGTTGAACGCGAAGCCGATGTCGACCGTGATGGCCTTGATGTAGCCCTTGGGTCGCACCCGGACGCTCGCTCGCAGGTTCTGCGTGGACAGCAGGTTGTCCGTGCGGTTGATCTTCGCGCCCGCGGCGCTCACCTGGCGCGTGGCCACGAGGCGCTCCGTGAGCTTCGAGGCGATGAGCCCCTCGATGGCCTGCGCCTGGCCCTCTTCGATCGTGCCGTCGGCGTTGACGAACAAGTCGTCGTTCACGCTCTGGCGCAGCTGCGCGAGGGTGATGCGGCAGGCCTCGTCGATGACCTGGCCGTGCTGCAGGTACTTGTAGTCGCTGCCCGTGTTGGACAGCAGCGGCATCTCCGTGATGAAGAAGCCGACGATCTTCGTGCCCGTCGTGACGCTGCCGCCGACGAACGTGCGCAGCGTGCCGATGCGGTGAGCGTCGAGCGCGGGCGTCTTCGCTTCGTCGCGCCCGATCGACACCACGCTCGGGGGCAGCGCGCCGCGCGCGACGCGGCCGGGGTCCTCGCCCAGCGGCTTGTTCTGCAGGCGGCTGAGCGCCGTCCACGCTGAGTGCCGCTTGTTCACTCGGCCGGTAATCGCGCTCGCCTGCTGCACGCTGCCCGCCATGGGCGCGACGTGCGGGGCGACGACGGCGTCGATGGCGGTGATGATCGCGGCATCGGCGCCGTTCGGTTGCTCGCTCGCGATGGGATCCGGGAGCTCGACGATGAAGCGCGGATAGTGGTACAGGCCGTTCGCTGCCGCGGCCGCGGTCTCGACGACGGCGATGATTGCCGCTGCCGCCGCTTGGCGCGCGCTGTCCGAAACGCCGCCGGCTTGGCCGACGATGTGACAGATCGAGTAGTCGCCGGGGTCGGCGTTGAGCGCCGACAGCGCGGTCGTGAGGTCCGTGGTGTTGAACATCGGCGCCGTCGACGTCCAGCCGTACACGTCGGCCGCGACGTAGGTGCCCGCGGTCCACGTGATGGTCAGGCCCGTGCCGGTGATGACGTACGTGGCGGCCGTGGCGATGACGGGCGACCACGTGTTGCCGTTGTCCAGCGAGTACTGGAATGTGGACGTGCCCACGGCGCCGCCGGCGACGATGAGGAGCAGGCCCTCGAAGAGGTCGTTCGGCGTGCCGGCGATGGTCGGCATGGGCGGCGTGTTGCTGCCCGAGACCTGCGCGATGGTGCCCGCGGTGCCCGCGACGCTCGCGGCCGTAGGGATGACGTCGACGGGGCCGCCCTGCTCGACGAGGACGAGCGCCGCGGCCTCGACAGCGGGGCCGCCGACGAGCGTGGACACGAGCGTCGTCTTGTCGTTGAACGAGTAGCGGGTGTAAACCGTGCCGGCGGTGCACACGCCGACCTTGACCTGGCCCGCGCTATTGGTGTTGGCCGAGAGGCCGAGCGCGCGGTCGACGATCGACATCGAGACGTCGGGGAGAACCGTCATGGCAGCTCCGTTGGAGAGGACGGAGCGCGGCCGGGGCGGACGGCACGCGCGGGGAGGTTGTCAGGGGGGGTGAGGAGGCGTCAGCCGAGGCGGATGTTGCTGACGCCAGCAATCGCGGCGTCGAACTCGGCCTCGGTGAGCGTGGGAGGCGGGTGGCCTGGGTCGGTCGGCCATCCGGCGAGATGGTGCGCGCCCGCGAAGAGGTGCGCGGCCGTGCCCTTCTTCTTCGCCCACCACGCTGGCGAGTTGTCGGGGTGCGGCGCGGCGACGGGGCGGCCCTTCTTGTCGACGCTGCGCGGGTGCGAGCCTCGGGCATCGGCTTCCTTGGCGAAGGCGGCGACCTCGTCGAGGACGCTCTTCTTTGCCGTGGTGTCGGGCGTGGGCGAGGCCTTGGCGGGGGTGCTCGCGGGCGTGGCGGTCGTCGCGGCGGCGGGGGTCGTCGGCGTGGTCTCGGGCATGGCGTCTCCGCTACTCGTTGTCGGCGTCGAGTTCGCCGTCGCCCGGCGTGTCGGTGACGGGCTCGAGATTCGCCTGGTTGATGCGCGCGTACGTGCCTCGCAGCTGCGTGGGCGTGCCCGTCAGCGGCAGCACCATGCGAGGCACCATCACGTCGACGTCGAAGGTCTGAACGATGACGTAACCGCCGTCATCGGTGTTGGGCTCGATGTCCCGCTCGCCCACGGGGATGATCATCCCGTTCCCCTGCTCGCGAATCGCGGTCAGGAGCGCCGCCTGCATCAGCTCTGCCTCTTCGTACGTCCCGCCCCAGCAATGCACCTCGCAGCGGATGTGCCTCGTGCCGATGGGTTGCGGGTCGGCGCCGGGCGCAAGCGGCGGGTCGGTGGGGCCACCGAGCGTGACCCAAACCCAGCGGGGCGACGGGACCTGCGCCGATAGCTGATTCGCGCCCTGCAGCCACGTACCAAAGCCCGCGAGCTGCGTGTGGATGTCGTCGATGACCGTTTGCAGCCCGAAACCCAAGGCTCACCCGCCCTTCACCAGGCGTCGCAGCACGAGGATCATCGCCTTGCGCACGGGCTCCGCCCATGTGCCCATATCGTTACCCCGCGGCACCATCGGACGCGCGGGTATGGCACCCACGCGCTTGCCTGCGCGCGTGTTGCGTCCCTGCGTTCCGTACTGGTGGAAGCGCGTGTAGGGCGTGCGGTTGAAGAGGCGGAAGCCGCGCGCGGTGACCTGCTTGTCCCACGCAGATTGCATGCGCCGCGTGTCTCGCAGCGGCTGGCCCTGCCGGTACTTGAGCGGCCGCCACGGGTTGCCGTAGGGGTCGCGCGAGGCTCGAAAGCCGAGGTTCAGCTGCGTCAGGCTCTCGTTCGCCGCCGCGTTCGCGATCTGCTGGAGCGCGTCGCCCTTCGTCAGGTCGCCGAGGCGCTTCGACAGCTCGCGGAGCTCCTTGAAGCTGCCGCCGATGCTCAATCGTCCTCCGAGGGGAAGCCGGTCTCGCCGTGCCCCGGCGCCGTGTTACCCGTCGCGCACCTGGGCGGCCGCGTGTCGGCGTCGAGGTCGGCGTCGAAGGACTGCACGGTGCGGGAGTCGATGATGCCCTGGGGGTGCACGCGGTCGTTCGCCACGTCCTCGGCCCACTTGCGCGCCGCGTCCGCGCGTTTCCAGATCACCTTGTTGCCGTCGCCCTCGAGCGAGAGACCCTGTTGGGTGACAAGGATCTCGTCGGCGAGGAAGCACGTGTAGGTGATGAGCTGCGGCGGGTACGGCGCAACGATCGGGCAGACGAACTGCGACGCCAGCGCGTCTTCCAGCATGGTGGACGCCGCGATGAGCGCCGCCGTGCGCTTCGGGTCCGTGATGTTGCGGTAGCCCGTGCCGACGAGTCCGTACGTCGCGTAGTCGGTCAGCGACGCGTACTGCGGCGGCGTGTAGGCCATGCGTCAGCCCTTGGGCTTTGCGACCGCCATGGCCGCGGCCTTGTTCCGCGCGGCCTGACGCGTATGCGATTCGCGGTCGGCGTCGCTCTCGTCGTCGTCGCTGCCCTCGTCCTCCCAGTCGCCCGCGCGGTCCGCGGGGTGCACGGGGGCCGTGGGCTCGACGCTCGACGTCTGGAGGCCGAACTTGCGCTCGAGGATGGCCTGGAAGCCCTCTTTGCCGACGCGCAGTCGGCCGTCCGCGCCCTTCACGACCGTGAGGCCCTTGATGTCCCGGTCCTTCACCACGGGCGTCCACACGGGTTCCCAGTGGTGCGGCTTGCCGTCGGGGCCGGCGAGGAAGTTGTGGCCGTGCGCGGGGCCAGCCTTCACGTAGAAGACGGCGCCGCCGCTCGCGTTGGCGGTCGGAGCGGCGGGCTTGGTCTCGCTGGGCTTGGCGGCGGGCTCGGTCATGATTCGCTTCCTTGAGTTGAGCCGCCCTCTTCGGGATCCTAGCCTCCACGCTGGGAGGCTGGGCGGCGACGAGGCCGGACCTTGGGCGCTGATCAGGCGCTTGCTTCCGGAGCCGTGTTGGCTATCCGAAGATCAGCCCGACGCGCGGAGCGCGAGGAACCAGAGCGAGAAGCCGGCGTTCCGGCGGTTGTCGATGCCGAAGTCGAAGCGGTTCTCGCGGAACACGTTCTCGTCCGTGAGCGCCGTCTTCGGCACGAACACGTCGGCCTTGCGGTCCTGGAAAATGAACGGCTTGATCGGCTTCGAGGTGCAGGCGAGGCCCCACACGAGGTCGAGCGCGCCGCCCGAGAGCTCGGGGATCATCAGGACCTTGGCCTGGCCCTTCGTGATGTTGGTCACGCCCGCGGCCGCGACGTTGTTGCCGCCCTGCTGCAGCGCCTCGAGGATGGTGTCGGCCTCGAGGATCTTGCGCGCCACGGGCTCGAGCGCGGGACCGCACCAGAGGACGTTCGGGACGACCTTGAGCGGCCGACCTCCCTCGTCGCAGTAGCCGAGCATCTTCGCGCGCATCGCCTGGAAGTTCGCCTGCGTGAGAGGCGTGCCCGTGAAGTAGTTCGACTGCGTGTTCGCGCCCGAGAGGTTCGTCACCGACGCATCGCGCAGGTTCACGGGGTGCGCGGTGTCGAAGAAGCCCTGGCCGTCGTACGAGGCGTACGAGTGGCCGTTGATGAGCAGGTCGGCGATGAGCTCGTCGGGGTGCTTCTTCGCCGAGTCCCCCATGTCCTTGAACTTGTATTCGTAGATCCCGAGCGAATCGTCCTCGATGTGCTCGCGGTCGACGCCCACGGTGAGCTCGAACTTGCGGTTCGTCAGGCTGTACGAGTAGGCCTGCAGCCCCTGGATGGTGCGCGGCCCGAGCCACTCACGCATCTTGGGCAGGTCGGCCATCCACCCGTAGTCGTTTTGCTTGCTCGACGACGGGACACGCATGGCGAGCTGCTCCCACCACGTGTCGGCGATCTCGTACCCCTGCTTGAAGAAGCCGTAGAACGAGGTTTGAAGCTGGAGAATGCGGCTCGGCGTGACGTCCATGGTCGTGCTCCTCGTGCGGAGCGCGCGGGCGGACGCGCTTCGCCATGGCGGCGGTGTTGGGCATCGCGTTCGCGCGACGCGTGGATGTGAGAGGCGGTGTCGCGCGCTTGGGCGCGCGGTGGCGGGTCAGGCGACGACGAGCGCGCCCTGCGGAACCACGACGCCGGTGCCGGCTTTCGTGATGCTGAAGGTGATCGCATCGCCAGCGGCGAGCGTGGTGGCGCCGGCCACTCCGCTGAGCGGGATAGCCACGGGCGTCCAGGCGACCATGTTGGCGGTCGTGGTGAGCGCGGCGATGGCGACAGCTGCGCCGCCCGCGGTGCGCTTGAACACCGTGATGGTCGCGTTGTTGTTCGGGTCACCGGTGAGCGCTGCGGCCGGGACGAACTCGACGCGCTGGACGGTGACCGGATCCTGCGCGTACCCGATCGCGGTCTCCGCCGTGGCGGTCGCCGCGGCGCCGTCGGCGGCCGTCTTAGGGAACGAGGCGATCATGGCGTCGATCGCCGCGTTCGCCTGGCGCTGGCCCTTGTAGACCCGCACCCAGACGAAGCTCGAGTCGACATCCACGATGCGTCCGGCGAAGCTGCGCGCGCCCTGATTGCTCGTCAGCGCGACGGTCTGGTCATCGACCATCCAGCAGTCCTGACCTACGTTCGCGATCGTGATGGCGTCCGCGCCGCCCGAGTTCACGAACGGCCAGATGCCGGGGATGATCTTCCCCACGTTCATCGCGCCGTCGGCGCCCGTCGAGTTGTCGTAGGACTCGCTGAAGAGGCCGATGGCGACGAGGCCCGCGGCGGCCGTTGCGGGCTTCACGAAGCCGTTGGCGTCCTGTACGGCCATCCCGCCGGCGTACCCCTTCGTGCTGCCCTTCGCGGGGCCGTACTGCGGGATCTGACGGATGATGTCGTCGCGGCCCTTGACGAGGCGTTCGGTGGCGAGTGCGGTCATGGTCGTTCTCCGGGCCGCTCAGCGCGTGGCGGCGGTCGAGTGACTTGGGTGTCGGGCGGGCGGAGGGCTGGTCAGCCAGCGGCGAGGCGCGCGCCCGGCGCGGCCTTCACGGGGAGGTTCAGCGCGACGATGTCGCCGTCGTTGAGGCCCGCGGCCTTCATCTGCAGCGGCGTGAGCGACGCGGGGATGCCGCGCGGGAACTTCTTCACGAGCTTGCGGTTCGCCACGTAGGACTCGGGCGTCACACCGAGCTTCTCGATGGTCTCGAGCTCCTCGGCGCTGAGGTCGGTGTCGTTCACTGTGCCTCCCTGCGTGGCACCCGCGGCCACGGTGCCGCCGCCGTCCTGCGGCTTCAGCTGCTGGCGCGGCTCCGGGAGGACGAGCGGCGGGCGCGTCGCGAGGTAGTTGTCGAACGCCTTGTCGCTCTCCATACCGAGCGAGATCGCGAAGTCGCGCTCGGCCGGCGCGATCTTCTTGTCGGCGATGAGCTTGTCGACGCGGCCGGTGAGCGTCTGCTTCTTCGCCTCGGCCTTCGACGCCGCGAGGTCGGTCGAGAGCTGCTGGATCTTGGTGCCCGACGTCGCTGCGTCGTTCTTCCAGACCTTCACCTGCGCGACGGCGTCGCGGGGCTCGTCGATGCCCGTGAGCTCGACGATGTCCTCCATCGTGCGCCCTAGCGCCTGAATGGCCGCGAGCACCTCGGCCTCGCTCGCCGTCTCCGAAAGCCCCAGCGCCGCCAGAATGAGCTTGTTCATCGTGTCTCTCCGTCGTCTGTCGGCGCTCGGGCGGGCGCGCGCGTCACTTGGTGGGCCGGTGGAATCGGCCGGTTGGCTTGTGACGAGGGTGCTTGTCCGTCGCGAACTTCTTCCGCGGCGGCGTTGCCGTCGTCTTCGTCGCGTTCTCGTCCCACGGCGGGGACATGCCGAAGAGCGCGAACTCCTTGGCGAGGTGGGTGCGTACGGACTCGAAGTCGGCCTCGGGCACCACGGCGTTGCCCGCCACGACCTGGCGGCCAGCCTCGATGAGCGCAGGCCTGGACACCACGAGCTCGCCGGCGATGGCGTCGTGGTGGAGGAGCCGGTAGTCGCCGAGGTTCTCCGGCGAGCGCGGGTCGTACCAGGCAAACGCCTTGCGATATAGCTCGAGGTCGAGCGTGCCGGGTTGCCCCGAGCCGTCGCGCGAGGCCCACGAGCGCACGCGCCGGAGGTTCTCCGCCGCGTCGTAGACGAGGAACGGGTCGTACGTCGGCGTGGCCTCGAAGCTCACCGTGCCGCTCGGGGCGTTCGGGGCATCGGTCTGCGCGCCCTGCTGGTCATCGGCGAGGAGCAGTCCGCCGGCGAGCGGCACGAGCGGCTGCGCGTTGCACGTCGCCGGCGTCGAGGTCAGTGCGACGTTCAGGATCTCGGTGACGACGCCCTCTTCGTGCATGAAGAGCGGGCTGACGTACCGGACTTCCTTCGCGAGGATGCGCTGGCGCGCGAGGTCCGTGTACCGGACGTCGACGGCATGCAGCTCGTCGTTCGCCACCGCGAGCCGGAACCACCCCGCGGCCATCTTCTGATGCCCGGGGATGAACGGGTTGAGGATGTCGTGCTCGTAGTCGAACGAGTAGTCGTTTCCCCAGTCGGCCGCCGACGCCATGACGCGCTTGACGCTCTCGCCGTCGAAGGTGAAGTCGCCCTTCTTCGTGCGGTTCGTTCCCGCGCGAAAGAGTCGGATGTCGGTCGGCAGCTGGTCGCCGATGAGCCCGGACAGCAGGTCGATGGCCAGCGCCGCGCGTTCGGGTTTCGCCATCGATGCGGCCTCAATCTTTAGTGAGCCGTTGGCACACCCAAACGTGTACGGACGCGCCTGGAGGCGTATGCGCTGGTACCGATTCGCGTCGCGGCCGCGCTCAGTTCACTTGAAGATCAGCGCGCGCACCGCGCAGTCCTTCGCCTCGAGGAGCTTGCGCAGGCAGACCGTGCGCTCGGGGTTCGAGGGCACCGTCGCGCAGATGGCCTGCGCGAGCTCGCAGAACGGTTTGCTCACCGCCTGTAGCTTCTAGGGCAGGTGCTCGAAGGCGAAGAACTGAAGCATTCGATCCGGCGGCGCGGCCGGGCGGTCTTCGGGCTTGATGGGAGTCGGGTCGGTCATGTCTGTTCCTCCGCGTGCTTCACGCGCTCGTATTGCGACCACAAGTCCGGCGGGTAGTCGCCGCGGTCGGGCTGCCAGTCACGTACGCCCGGCGGCGCGCCGAAGCCGTCGGCCGGCTGCACGCTCGTGGGGTTCGGCGTCACGCCCATCGAATGCGCTTGCTCCTCGGTGAGCGAGATGGTGGAGCACCTGCACGCGAAGTGCATCGGCGGCACGTGCGTGTGCCACCACGGATGCGAGAGCGGCAGGATGGTGCCGTCGGCCGCGCCGCAGATGGGACACGTGCGCTCGTCCTGCGTGGCGTCGAAGAGCGCGTACGGCCGGTCGTCGGCGACGTCCTGCTGCTCGAGCCAGCGGCCGGCGTTGTACGCGCTCTGCAGGTTCGTGCGGAAGATGGTCTCGAGGCGCCACGCGGGGTCGGCGACGGTGCCGTCCCACGCGTCCTCGAGCTGGTCGGCGATGCGCGCCTTGAAGTCTTCGAGCGTCTCGCCGCGCTGCATGGCGTGCTTGAGCGACTCGAGAACGTCGGCCACGAGGTCGAGGTCGGCCACGCCCGACACCGTAAAAGCCTTCTCGCGAGCCGCGGCGTCGAGCTCGTCCCACTCGGCGCTCGCGATCGGCAGCTTGCCGCGGAACCACGCGATCGACCGCTCGGGCTTCGCGGGGTCGAACTCGGGGATCTCGAGCTGTTCCACGCTCAGATCACCAGAAGACGGAGATCCACTGCGCGGCCGTGGTCAGGCCGCCGCCGGTCACCAGGATCTTCACGGCCTGGTAGGGAATCGGCTCGCCGATCTGCGCGGCCTTGAACGGCACGATGACGCCGTTCGACAGCTGGAGGACGATGTCGCCGGCGATGCCCACGCGCAGGCCTCGGCACGGCGCGCCCCCCTCGGCCACGAGGTCGACGTCCTGCGCGAGCGGCACGCCCTGCGCGTACGTGACGCCGTAGGGCGACGAGTGCAGCGCGTCGGGGTTGTTCAGGCCAGCGGGAGCGGTCATGACGGGTTCTCCTGTCGCACGGTTGCGCGCCCGGCGAGGGTCGCGAGCATGAGCGTGGTGTGCACCAGCTCGGCCATCGTCTTGGGGTTCATGCGCGCGTGAGCGCGGAGGAGGCGCGCGCGCATGTCCTCGGGCGAGGTCGCGAGCTGCACGGCGGCAAGCACGGCGTCGAGGTCATCGCGCTGCGTCTTCGCCGCGGCCGACTGCCCCTTGGCGACGAGCTCGTCGACGTAGCGCTGGCCCTCGTCGGCGAGGGCTCCGAGCGCGCCGAGCGCGGCGCGCACCCGGGGCTTGGGCGGCGTCGGTTCCTTCCCCGCATCATCCTCGCCGTCCTTCGGTGGCGACTCTCCACCCTTGCCCGCGCCGGGTTTCGGCGGCGGCGGCCGACCAGGTGCCGAGCCAGGGGGCAGCATCCCGGGTGGCATCGGCGGCGGCTCGGGCTTCTCCGGCAGCTCCTCGGGGTCGCACCCCTCGGGCAAGATGCCCGCTTCCTGCAAGATCATCCGCGACTCGACCTCGCTGATGATGCCGGCCTGAACGAGCGGAGGCAGTCCCACGCCGTACTGCGCGCACGTGTCGGCCTTGAGCTTCTGATCTTCCGGCGGCTTGACGCTCCACAAGAACTCGGGGAGCTCGTCGTCGGTGAATCCCGCGATGTTGATGATGCAGTACTCGCGGATGACCTGACGGACGACGTCGCGCGCGAACGGGTGGATGGTGCCGCCGATGACATCGAGGCGGACGTTGTTGTGCGCCTGCGCGGCCGCGTTGCTGCCCTTGCTCCCGATCTCGGTCGTGAGGTTCTGCCCGAGGAGGACGATGGCAATCGAGGTGCTGACGGCCTCGATGAAGCGCTGGAACGACTCCCACGAGGTGTCCTTCGGCTCGACGAACGACAGGACGACGCTCTCGCCCTTGCTGTTCTTCGGCATGCGGAGCGTCGACTCCGCACCCAGGCGCCTGACCTTGTCGTAGAAGGACTTCTTCTTCCCGGCGTCGAGGTTCGGCGGCTCCGTGATCGTGAGGATCGGGACGCCGTGCTTCTCGCAAAAGCGCAGCCAGTCCTGGTAGGAGAACTGGCGGAAGATGAAGAGCAGGCCGAGCGCGCGGATGCTGCCGCCGAGCCACGAGCGCTCGCCGTTCGGGAAGTGGCAAAACCACGCCGTCGGGTCCTCTTGGACGCGAACGGGACCCGTCGTCGTCGACGCGTACAGCCCCTGCTGGTAGACCCACCACGCGTGCTGGAGCTCCCACGGCTCGAGCACGGGAAGCCACTCGCCGTTGACGAGCGTCCAACGCTTCTGGGCGAGTGAGAAGCCCATGAGCGCGGTCTGTTCGAGGATGCGCGAGAACACCTCGTCGGGGCAGATCGTCTTCCACGCTTCGCGCACGCGGTCGGCGACCATCTGCGCGCGCTTCGAGTCGCGCGCGGTCGACGACGCCTTGACCTCGAAGGGCAGGCCCTTGATCGAGTTGAGGAGCGCCTGCAGGCACCCTGCGATGCGGTCGTCGCGCCGGAGCGCCGTGGCGAGCTTCGCGCTCGCCGTGAACATGCCCTCCTCGTGCTCGTCGAGCGCGGTGCGGACGCGCGGGATGGTCCACGAGCTCGTCTGCTCGACGGGCAGCGTGCGGTAGATGACGAGCGTGGGCGGGCTCGCCGTCTTGCCCTTCTTCTGGATGCGGCCGACGATGGCGCCGGGGCTCGGCGCGAGGTCGCGCTCGGGCGTGGCCTTGCCGGGCTTGGGCGGCGGCGTGGCGAGCGACGCGCGGCGCGCGCGCGAATGCGTCTTCGCCAGCTTCTTCTTCATCTGCGCGGACTCAACTTTCGCCAGTTGACGATGGCGACCTCGAGAAACGTGAGCACGCAGACGAGGTAGACGAGCGTCCACCACGGGTGCTCGCTCACGTAGTCGAACAACGTCACGCTGCGCGGCTCCTCATCGACTCGAGGCATCCCTCGAGCACCTTGCGCTCGACGTCGACGCCGAACTTTTTCGCCGCCGCGTCGTCATGCATCGACAGCTCGAGCTGCTTGCCGTTGCGTGTGTACGACGCGCGCACGATGCCGTCGGCGCGTTCGATCTTGAAGCCCGGCGCGAGCTTCTTGCACGCGGCTAGTAGTTGCTGCTTCGTCATCAACCACGTCCTTTCGGGAGCCAGTCGTCGAAGTCGTCGCCTTCGTCGGTCTCGACCTCGAGCGGCGCGAGGTGTGCGTGCGCGCCGCTGAGCGTGTCCACGCAGTCGTCGTGGTCGCCGTCGGGGAAGGCCTCGAGCTCGTGGAAGAACGCGCTGATGTCCCACGACGGGTCTCGCACGATGTACCAGCGCCCCTTTTCGACCTGCGGCGACGCCGCGCTCGCGCGCGTGATCTTGTCGCCCGTGGGCTTCAAAAAGTGCACCGGCCAGCCGTCGACGAGCTCGGCGAGTTGGTAAGCCTCGGCCTCGCCGGCGGCCGCCGGGTCCTGCTCGAAGACGATGTGCACGCCCTTGCCGTCGGCTTCGGCGGTCGCCCGGATGCGGCGCTGTACCTCGGGCGGTGCGCCGCGAAACCGCACCATGTCCGCGATGACGTACACGGCCTCGCCGCTGGCGAGCAGGAACTTGCCGACCTTCAACCCCACAGTCCAATCGGGGTCCTGGCTCTTGCCGCCCTTCGACTTCGGCACGGCGGCGGCACGGTCCCAGTAGCGGATCCAGAGGACGCGTCGCGGGAGAGCGTCGCGGCTGATCCAACGGAACCACTCGCGCTTGAAGAGCAGGCCCGCAGCGACGCGGATAAGCCAGTTGCCCTTCAGCTGTTGCTCACGACGAACGACGTCTAGCTCGAGCAGGTTAGAGACGTAGCCAGGATCGCCGCGCAAGAGCGCGGGGTTGTCCTTCAGGAGCGCGGGGATGAACTGTCGCGAGCGGGCGCGGACCTCCTGGCGCTCAACATCGTCAGGATCCTCGTCGGCGTAAGCGTCACGCTGCGCCGCCTCCGCAGCGCTGACCACGACGTCCTGTTCGCCAACACGCAGCACCCAGATGATGGCGTTCGGAGGCACCGGTGGCACGCGCTGTCCGTCGAAGCGCGGCTTGAGCCCCGGCCAGTTGCACTCGGGATTGAGCCATGGGCCCCAGCGTTCGAACACCCACTCGTGCCCGTCCCCGCCAGGGTTGCTCGTTGCGCGCACGAACCGCGGAAGGCTCGACTTCGGCGATCGCACCCGACCCTTGATGAACAGGTACTGAGACCGAAGGAAGTGAGTGAGCTCGTCGAAGCCCTCGTACTGGAATTGCCGCCCCTGGTAGTTCTCTGCGTCTTTCTCGAGCGCGCAGTGGGCGAACTGGAACTCGGCGCCCGACGAGAATTTCCACACGCATCCGTCGCCGTCCTGCACCTCTCGCGCGCCGGGGTCGGCGAGCTTGTACCAGACGCGCGCCTCGGCCTTGAGGTCGCGCAACTGCTTGGCCTCTCGGCGAAAGAGGATGGCGCGAAACTCTGGATCGTGGTGCCACTGGAGCGGCGCCACGACGAGCGAGGAGCTCTTGCCACCGCCGGCGGCGCCGCCGTACAGCACCTCTTGCGCGTTCGAGTGGACGAAGAGCTCTTGCGGGCCGGCGTGCGCCTCCCACCACTTGTGCCCCTCGCGGCACGTGCGCGGGTAGCGGAGTCGACCCTTGGAGTCGAGGAGCTCGTCGGCGCCGCACCCCTC